TGACTTCCGCGCCAACTTTTCTTTCTTTCTTCGGTGTGCTGTCATTCTCGATTCCGTAGAACGTCATTGCTTCGTTTATTTTAATTCGCTTGAGCTCTTCCAGCTTGTCAGCCACGAATGGTGCATCCGTTTTCAGAACTGTGAAATCCTCAACCTTAAAGCCGCCTCTATTTCCGTAGATAACAGGCATATTTCCCGCGTAGTTCTTGTAAACGTTCAGCATGGTCAGCTTCTGTGATTCTTCACACAAAATGAGTAACGGGGTTTTCTGCTGTGCAACGTTAACGTCTATTGTTCGGTCAATGTCCGCTACCCTTTGAGCGTAAAGCTGGGTAGTGCGGAAAGACGGTTGCCGGAGATAGTTGTTGAAAATAATAACACTGTTATCAGGGTTGAGAACCTTGTTGTAACCGTTAACAGCGTAGGCTCGGCGATACTTTGGAATCCGGTAAACGTTGAGTTCACCGCCTATCATGCATTGGAGCGCCAGATATTCCTCCATGACATCATCTTTGAAGAACACCGCCATCCCGTCACAGAACAGTGTGTATTCTAGAAATCGCTCATCAATCGTATCGGGCAAGCCGTTCCATTTGAACATGTTAATTGCCAGCTCTTGAAAACGATAAAACCAGTCACAGAATGTGGCATCGTTCATCTGCGCGCTTTCCATAAACTGTTTGTGCTGCAAGCTGGGGTTTCTATATTTTGGCATCTACGTCACCTCCTAAACGATATTATTTGTGCCGCCGTAATTGCCCACAACGTCATCATGCCAATAGGTTATCCCGTTTTTCAAAATTCTCTTAATCTCCGCCAAGTCCTCAACCGGGATACTTCCGAAAATATTTGCCGTCCCGGCTTTGATATAGTTAAACCGTTCTCGGCTCTTCGTGTTTGGGATTTTCTTCTCGTTCACCCGGTATCCGAACATGGTGAAATAATCGTCAATGCGCTGCACGAACTCGCGCCGGATGCAGCGAGGGAACATATAAAGATAGTGTTGTCCGTTTGCAAAGTAGCTGGCGGCGCTGGCTGTGCTTCCCTGTGCGCTGTCCGGGATAATCTTGTGTTGCTCCATGCTAACAAGATTCTGGCCGACTGTATCCAAAACTGAAACAGCGCTTCCCAGTGCTCCGGCAATGTTTCCCTGCATAGCATTTGCAACAACGGAAACAGCACTCTTAGCCGCGCCCGCGTAAACCTGATAATTCATACCGAGAATGTTCTGTGCGTACCAGTTTTTGTAGTTGTCGTTTATCCATGAACATGTGGGGTACGGAGACATCTGAATACTATCATCAAGCGCTTTGTCAAGCCCTTTGTAGTAGTTTGGTACAGCAACGATTGGAGCAGAACCGCCTGGAGTGCTGAATACCGTGAACATGGCTGAATAATATTTAAAGAACTCGTAGCGGTATTCTTTAGCACCTGTGCCGCTCGCGTAGACTTCCAAGACGCGATACGGATAGCAGTAGGTTTTGTTATTTTTCGGGGTCACGCCGTCCATCGGTGCGAATGGGTCTGTCAGGATTCCGCCCTCGATGTGGTGCGTGCTGTCCGTGTTAATCCACCCGCTACCGGGTGACGCTTCCAGAATGCCTAGCAGCTCAAGCGGATACATGAAAATAGAAACAATTGCTGCGCCCTTTCCGGCTTCACTGTACTTTTCAACCAGTGTCCTCATATCGTCCGCGTTTTCTTTCTTTGCGTAGAAGTAGGAGACGCCATTGAAAGTGTTGTCCAACATGGCAAGCGCGTTTCCTCCGTCAAGCCGTTCAGACACGCCCATGACGATTCCGGGTGTAAGTGTTGCTATGTCCCCGTACCCGCCAACAACGCCAGTATTATAAATATACTCTCCGGTTTCCAGATTTTCCGGAACTTGATTCTTGCCGAATGTGTCATCCGAAACGTGTTCACGCTCTATGAAGCTATCTCGCCAGCTCCAATCAAACTGCCATGTTTGCATTACATCAAGCTGAAAGTGTAGCCGCGTGTTGCTGGGGTTGTCGTACTCTACCTTGTTAATAAAGGCGTAGAACCACTTGTTTCCGAAATCCGGGTTTTGCCACATGAGGTAGTTGCAGTCGTAGTAACGGTCAGCCGCGTCTGGGGCATTGAAAATTCCCTCTGTCCTCTGGTACGTCTGATTCGTGAACGTGTACTTTACTTTCGTGATAAAGTACGCAAGCTGGGCTTCCTTGTCGGCAAAGTCCATCGTGTTTTCATAGGTGTTGTCGAGCGGAACGCCCCTAAGCACTCTGACGGTGCCCATCGGTGTAAAAACCATGTCGTCTCCTTTCTAGGAATTTCCCCGCCCGGCTCACCACAAACCGGACGGGGACTTTTCCTCTATAATGTTTACGCGCCCACAGTGATAGTAGCGGCGTCGGATTTAGTGCCGTCAACCGTACTTGTAGCCGTCACCGTGATAGTTTCACCGGTCTCGGCGGTGTCGATAACCAGCAAGCCTGTGGGGCTGATAGTTGTGTTCGCGCTGGTCTGTCCGGTGATAGTCCACACCACAGACGTGGACGCAAGCCCGGTTATAACGACATCGGCTTTCAGCTGGAGACTTTTACCCTTGCCGACAGTTGCTGTGCCCGGTGTAACCGTCACGCTGGTAACGCCGTTAACCGCGCTTGTGAAAGCAATTGCGGGCATGTACGGCGACACAGAGAACGTACTCCACTTGTGGAAATAGTAGTTCCAATACAGGCCCTGCCCGTTGTACTGCTCCGTAAAGTTGAAGAAGTTGTCATACACTTGGAACCAGTCCCGATGCACCAGAGCACCAGTGATAGTGCCGAGGGTTGTTAGCTCATCCTCAGTGAACGCCGTGTAGTTGCCCGACGTGTCATCCGCAAACAGCAGATTCATACGGGCAATCTCTCCCGCGGACGGACGGAAAGAGTTAATCAGGACGCGGTGGCCGAGGAACTCCGCCTTACCCATGTTGAACGCGCTAGCCAGAACTTCAACATCCATGATGGCGTCGGCGTCAGCTGAAAGGATGAGATACTGCTCATCTTTAGTAGCATAGTTGTCAACGCCGGCCGCGTTGTAGTCAGCACTCAAAAATTCAAGCTGGTTTGAATAGCTCTTAAACGTAGCCGCAAGCGAATGCATGTTGGCAGCGGCGACAGCCGGAGTATTAACAGCCGTCATGTTGCCGTTGAGCGCCGCTCGGCAAAGCATATATTTCATAGTCAGGAACTCATCTTGATTCGCAGCCGTGTACATAGCATCAACGATGCGCCCAATCAAATCGGAAATACCCTGCCAAGACAGGAACGCCTGCCGCAGCTGGTCGTTGCTCACGGTACTCTTATAGAATTTCTGATAGTTCAGAATGTGGAACGCTGCCCGCACGTCAGGAATTTCGCGCTTATACAACGTAGTTTCCGCTTTCTGCGGGTCAAACGTGAACGGCTTCGCAAGGTTGACGTAAATCTCTTCAATGGTCTCGCCGTACTCCAGCAAGCCCTTTTTGAACATAGCCCACGGGTTTTCATACAGACGAGAAAGGATGATAACACGCCCGATGCGGTTTACCAGCGCGTTTAAAAACTCATTCTGGAACGCCGGGTACTGGTTGATGATGGCCCCGATAGCGCGAACGCTTTCATTTGTCGGCTGCGGAGTGGGGATAGCTGCACGGAAAGCAGCGGAGACCGGGGATGTTTCGTCATTGATAATGGCAGACATGACGGCTACGCCGTCGGGATTCTGCAAACCGGTTTTAGGAGTAGTAGCCATTTATTAGCCCTCTTTTCTTTCAAATAATTGTGCGAAAGTCTGTACTGTGCCGTCGCGTTTCACGTCGGCCTTGACCTCCTCTTTCACTTCGGATGCGCCGGAAAAGAATGTATCATGGAACTTTTTCTTCCAAGCGTCATTTTGCTCAAGCATCGCTGCCTGAGCTGCTAGTGCTTCATCTTTCCACTGGATGGCGGTCTTACCCTCGACAACCACATTTTCGGGCGCGGTCTTTGCTTCGTACTCACCATAGAAAGATTTCAATTCATTCATAGCGCCGAACACCTTGTCAGTTTCTCCACCACCGGAGATTGCTTCAAGGTGCGCCATAAATTCCTCACGTGTCATCATTCTTTTCTCCTTTCAAAAGGATGTCAACAAGCATCTTGATAACAGTCGTGTTGTTTTCAATAGCGGCCTTGACTTCACCGAGTGTTTTTTTCGTCTTTTCGTCTGCATCTTCTGTGCGCTTGATTTCTGCTTTCTTGGTGTACATTACATAAGCGCCCATAGCGATACAGGCAGCTATCGGGAACCCCACACCGTTAATGAGTTGAATTACGGTTTCAACTGTCATTTTATCGCCCCTTTCTTCATTTTATTCTCCTGCCCTATAATACATTATAACATGGAAAAGTGACCGTGTCAAGCAAACTGCACAAAATTCTTTTTGCATTATTTGTGCAATATTCATGAAGAAAAGGCTTGTAATTGGATGCGGAAGATGCTATAATATAGATAGTGAAAGAGACAGAGACACAACGAACGGAGGAAAGAAAAATGTTTGAAGTTTATTTTGACGGGCAATTAACATGTGGCTCTTACATCCAGAACGCATGCCTTATCTTTGACAAAGAGCCTACGATGGTATGCCTTGTAAACAGACTGCGGGACGAGGGTTACACAATGTTCCGTCTCCCACACATGCCAAAACTAGTAAAGATTTAAGCAACAGGCTGTCCTATCGGCCACACGGGCAGAAAGGGAGAAAATCATGAATCTCAACAATTTATACAAAATGATAAAAGAGGAAAAGAAATGTATGAACAGGGGTTGCTCGTAGGAGTTTTCATGGCAGGGGGTATCTTAGGTGTTTTGCTGCTGTATTTGGTGGTAGTTTTATTCGGGAAGATATAAACGACTTGACAGAAAAGGAGAAAAACAATGACAACATTTGACGAATACATTCAGAATGCATCCCGGCTGACATTTGAAGATTACGACGATTACACGCTGGAGGAAATGGCGAACCGGCTTTCATTCAAAATCTTTGAATGCCGTTCGGTATTCCGCAATCTGCCAAAGAATACCCGCATGCTTTATATCATCGCCTATAACGAGACGATACACGAGATTAGACGGAGGAATGAGCAATGAAACTGTATAGCGCGATAGTTTATGTTGGTCGCACACCATATGTTTTCCAGTTTCATCTGTATCAAAATAAAGCCGAGTTTGTGGCGGATTTAAGGAAGCGGGGTTTTAAGGTAAATCCATTGATGGTGAAACCCTCAAAACTGTTTTGCTACATCATCGGCCACCCTGAATACAATCATGATATGTGGAAGCTACGCAGCATTCCGAAAAAGGAGGTACAGTAATGACAGCAGGTGAAGCACTACAAGCCGTGGGCTGGGTATTTCTGGGGTACACTACAATCAACATCATAATCATGCTGCTCATCGCAAAAGAGCAGAATAACAACGGGAGGAAGAAATGACTACTTTTGAAGTGAAACGCCTGAAAGCCCTTTACCAACTCCGGCTTGAAATCGTGGAAAAGGCATTGCAAGAACAATGGAGCAGTCAGCGGCTTTGCATTGCACAGGCCAAACGCGACATGATGGAAAAGGTCTTTGACGTGCTGGGGGTTGAGTATAATGAGTAACGAAGCGTTTGTTGCGCTGCTGGATGAAGCATACAAGTTTATCGTTAGCGACTTTTTAGAGAGAATGCTGGAAAATACTGTTTCTGTACTGAATACAGGGTGGTTGAAAATGAATAAAAACTATGGCGAGTGGGAGGAAACCGACTTCAAGAAGTGGGCAACTGAAATGTATCGGGCATGGCTTGCGGGCGGCAAAGAAGCACTGGCAGCCGCCATTGAAAAGCGAGACAAGACGGAGGGCGAAAATGAGTAATGCAGACATCAAGCTCTGTTTCAGGGTAATAGACCTTGAAGATGTAAAGTACAAAAGCTTCAAAGATGATGGCAAATACTATCTTGCTGAACAGGTGTTGCAATCAAAACGCGGCATGGAGCGAATGCTTGCCGCCTTGCTGGGTCAGCCCGTAGAAAAGCTAGCAGAAATCCGAAAATTAATTTGAAGAAAATGCTTGACAATAACTCGAAAACATGATATACTAATAGTAGTGAAAGGGCCGGGGAACTCCACCGATGAGCCTGTAACACCCGGCGAAAGGGCGAAAGCCCTCTGGTGGTCTTTTCACCAAAATAAATATAGAGGAGACAAAGCAATGAGCAAAATGTTTACGCGAACCGTCACCACAGGCACGACAGCCCGCTTCATCGAGTGGGACATGAGCGGCCCCGAACCCGTCATGATTCAAGAGGATGAGTTCATCATTGACAAGGCGCTGAAAGATAAGGCGAAAGCAGCCCGCATTATCAAGAGGGAACTTGCGCTGGAGGGCGTGGTTGTTGTGCAGGACTTGCAGCCGAAAACAAAGACCTACACTTGCAGCCTTGAGGACTTCATGGGAATCGCAACCGAAATCGAAGAGTAAACCCCACCAGACCAAATAAAAAATTTTTTTAACAGCTGGGCTAACGGCTTATCGGGCAGAAAGAGGAACTAACATGGCTAACGATTTGATGGTAATGAACAACGAAGAACAGAACAACAGCTTCTGCACCTACGTCCCGCAGTCTAAGGACGATTCCGTTTTTCTGTTCAATGCGGTAGCAGACCCCACGTACAGCCGCGATGAAGTCATGGGCAAGGAAATTGCCGTTACGAACGTTTATGTAGAGACAATCACAGTGCAGGCGCAGAACGGTGAAGAGGGCGAGACCGTGGAAATTCCCCGCATTATCTTCTTTGATGACAAGGGTGAGAGTTACGCAATTACCGGTACGGGCCTTGTGGGTGACCTCAAGCGTATCTTCATGACGTTTGGCATGCCGAGCGAGTGGACAGAGCCGCTTAAGCTGAAAATCGTTGATAAGCCCGCCAAGCGCGGCAAGATTCACAAAATCGTACTTTGCTAAATAATTGAAAGGAGACGGCCGGGGTAAATAAATGCCCCGGCCTATTTTAAACTATGGGAGCAACAAGAAACGGCATCTTCTACGACTTGCGAGAAAGCGTTTTCATCTTCAACACAGGAGACCTTGACAAGGAAATAGAGTTGCGTTTTTCAAGCATGCGCAACTTGCAACGCTATCTTCTGGGTGTTGAAGAGCACATTAAGAAGATTGATATGAAGCTTTCCAACATGTTGGGAGTGGAAGTTCACAACGACACAATGGGGCTTTTGTCCTATTACTTTCAGATAGAGCGGCGCGGCTGCTATATTCGCGTAGGTGAGGAGGTTATTTTGTGGCAAAACGAAGTTTCTTTACAGGGCGAGAACGTGACGCGAAAGACGTCAGAAACGCTGTAGAACGATTCAACAGGGCTGTAGAGCGGGCGGCAAAGACCGCCCCCGCCCAACTGGCAGAGTACCTGCCCGATAAGTTGGTGCTGGGAGAAGTCAAAAAGAATATCGGAAGCAAGGACGATTTGGAGAACTTCATGAGATCGGTTGCCCACGCTTCCGAGCCTGACGCTTTCACTTTCGTTCCTACGGAAAATGGCGTCACAACAAAGCTGGATGTTATACGGGCGCAGGAGGGCGTGGAACGTGTCAACGCTGCCAGAGCCAAGCGAGCCGAAGAAGCTCGCAAAGAGGGAAACATCGGCGGCACTAAGGCACAGATAAAGAGACAGAACCTTGACCCTATCAGCTATGACCCGCTGAACAAGTCGAGTAAAGAAATCAAGAAGTTTCTGAACCTCATTAGCCGTCTTGATACAGACGCGGACAGGAAAAGTAAATCAGAGTTGTATAAGAGAAATTATATCAAAGCTGCGGAAAATGAGTTGGGGAAGAGTGCCGCTCGGAAGTTGGAGGACGCTATTCGGGGGATGACCGGACAAGAAGTTTATGATGCGGTTTTCGCAGACCCACTTTTGCAAATCGACACAATCTACTTTGGACAATACTATGAGCACCAGATGTTCCTAAACCGAATTCTCGCACGGTGGGAGCAGTACGGGTATGATTCTAACAGCTGACTTTGAAACGACAACAGAAGCGCCCGCGAGAGTGTGGGCGGCTGGGTTGTGTGAAATAGCGAACCCTGACAACTTCATATTCGGGAACAGCATAGACTGGCTTTTCGAATGGCTAATTGACAGCGAGGAAAGCCATACGCTCTATTTCCACAACTTGCGTTTCGACGGCCAGTTTATTCTGTTCTACCTCTTTACTCATGGGTATGAGTGGACAGATGAAAAGAATCTAAAGCAAGGGCAATTTAAAACGCTAATATCTGACATGGGCATGTTTTACAGTATCACGGTATGCTTTGAGGATGGCGGCAAGGATGACAAGAAAGAAGTCACGTTTCTGGACAGCCTGAAAATTCTGAATTTCAGCGTAAAGCAAATCGCAAAGGGCTTCGGGCTTCCGATAATGAAAGGCGAGATAGAATATAAAGCAGAGCGTCCTATCGGGCATGAACTCACGCAAGAAGAAGTTGACTATCTAAGAAACGACGTCCAAATAGTCGCAATGGCGCTTGCTGTCCTGTTCAAGCAGGGATTAAAGAAAATGACAGCGGGCAGCAACGCCTTTCACGACTTCAAGACGACCTTTGGGAAGAAACGCTTTGAAAAGATGTTTCCAATTCCGGAGAACGATAAGGAAATACGAAAAGCATACAAGGGCGGATTCACGTATCTGAACCCGGCATTCGCGGAGAAAGAAGTCTTTGATGGGCATGTGTTCGATGTTAATAGCCTGTATCCGTCTGTAATGTACTTCAAGATGATGCCTTTCGGTGTACCTGTTCGATTTACTGGGCGATATGAAGATGATAAGTTGTACCCACTTTACGTCCAGAGGATAAAGTGTCAGTTCGAGTTGAAGCCGGGGAAGATACCTACTATTCAGCTGAAAGGGAACTTGGCTTTCATCCCGACGCAATATCTTTCTGACAGCGGGGATGAGATAGTGGAAATGACACTCACCAACGTGGACTTGAAATTGTTCTTTGAGCAATACGAGGTTTACAACATCGAATATCTGGACGGATTCAAGTTCATGGGGGCTTATGACCTTTTCAAAGACTACATTGACAAATGGACGGCAGTAAAGATTGAAAGCACAAAAACAAAGAACGCGGCCATGCGGTCATTGGCAAAGCTGATGTTGAATAGCCTGTACGGCAAATTCAGCTTGAACCCGAAAGTACAAAGCAAGGTTCCGTACTTTGACCGCGTTAACAAGGTAGTAAAGTATAAGCTGGGCCCGGAAGAAGAACGGGAGCCGATATATGTTCCGGTGGGAGCGTTTATCACTTCTTATGCACGGGAAGTCACGATAAGAGCAAGTCAAGCTATCAAGGATTTGAGCATCAAGAAATACGGCCAAGACATGTACATCTACAGCGATACGGACAGCATTCACACACTGCTTCCCGTTGAGGATGTGGAGACGATAATAGAAACATCCGACACGGAGTTAGGGAAATGGGCGCACGAAAGCGACTTTGTCGCCGGGAAGTTCCTGCACCAGAAGTGCTATTGTGAGGCTGAAATAGTAGACGATGAAGAGTACGACAGGCTATTCGCGGATGAAGAGACGCGCAGCCGCTGCACGATTTTTGACGGCGTAAAAACATTCCTCAAGGTAACAAGTGCGGGAATGTCCAGCGGTTGTTATAAATATGTCACATGGGAAAATTTCCGGACGGGAGAAGCTTTCAAGGGGAAACTTCTGCATCAAAACGTTGAGGGCGGCGCGATATTAAAAGATGTTGACTTTACCATAAAATAGTGTTATAATAGTAGTAGGCCCGAAAGAGAAAGAAGCGGTACCAATAATTCCGATGTTACGCGGTGAAACGCGCGGATGAGGCGTGGGTTTAACAAACTTGCCACTTCCCTCTTTCGGTGCTCATGGAGGTTATTAGATGGATTCAAATATATACTGGGATATGCGGCGTACCATGTCCTACAATCGCTTTCTAAACTTCATCGTTGGAAACCGTGGAGGAGGTAAAACGTATGGTTTCAAGAAAATGGCGATTGAACGATTCATGAACGGTAAAGGGCAGTTCGCATACATTCGGCGTTACCAGACAGAGCTTGACAGCACGCTACCGACTTTCTTTGATGACATCTCTCCGGCGTTTCCGGACTTAGAGTTGCAGGAAAAGGGCGGCTACTTCCTCATAAACGGCGAAGTGGCTGGAAAGTCATTCGCGCTTAGTACGGCAGCGGGGAAGAAGTCGATAAGTTACCCCGACATTACCCTGATAGGCTTCGACGAATTTCTGATAGAAGTCGGTAGTTACCGTTACTTGAAGAATGAGATATCGGCTTTCACAAATCAGCTGGAAACGATAATTCGAATGCGAGATAATGTGACGGTTTTCTGTATGGCGAACGCGATTTCAATTACAAACCCCTATTTTCTCAACTACGATTTGAAAATGCCGAAGCCGGGGGAGATATGGAGGAAAAACAATCTGATTCTCGTTGAAAACGTTGTTAATCCGGAGTTCGTGAAAGCAAAACAGGCTACCCGCTTAGGCCAGTTGGTGATGGGAACAAGCGAGGGAGAACACATCATCAACAACGCTTTCTACCTTGATGATAATACATTCATAGAGCCGCGCAGCAAGAACGCTCGAACCTTTATGACGCTTGTTTATATGGGGCAGAATCTTGGCGTCTGGGCTGACATGCAAGAGGGGTTAGTGTGGGTTTCTGAAAAGTATGACCCGTCGGCATTCACCTACGCCTTGACAACAAAAGACCATAAACCGAACATGCTGCTGGTCACGGCTAACAAGTCGATGTTCAAACGCTGGGTTGTAGAGCCGTTCGAGCATGGTGCGCTACGATTTGAGACGATGAACATCAAGAACAATATCATGCAAGTGATGAAATGGAGGATTTGACATGGCAAAGAAGAAAGTTATTGACGCGTGGTATCGTCAATACGAGATGCTGAAACGATTCTTTCCGAAAGACGATGTTCACGCGAGAGATAATTTTATACTTGCGAATAAGCTTGTATTTGCTCTGAACATTATCCATGATGCAGGAGAGATAACAAGCCGCACGGAAGCGGAGTTGGAAGCAATGGTTAAGAAAACATTCTTTGTAAAGTGGTGATGAAATGGCGTACAGCACTTATTTGACAACAGGAACATCTGTAAAGGTTACGGCAACTTGGCCATCATATAGTGATGGAAGCCCACACAGGGGACAGGATATTGTTGTGTACACGAACCCTGCTTATATCCGCGCCTTGGTTGCCGGAACGGTGCTACGGTCAGAGTTTGGGAGCGGGAGTAATGCGAGCTACGGGAACTTTGTACAGATTCAGCATTCGGATGGCTCGTGCAGCTTGTTCGCACATCTTGCAAGCCGAAACGTAGCGGTTGGCGACACCGTAGCGCCCGGAGACGTTATAGGAATCATGGGCAGCACCGGGAATGTCACTGGGCCACATGTACATGTTGAGTATCAGTCAACACCGTGGGGCACGCTACAAGACCCCTCTTTAATAACTGGGATTCCGAATGTTGTAGGAACTTACGAAACGGTTTACGGCGGAGGGGGAGGCCCACCGCCAGACCCTACACCGACAGACGAATGGACCCTTGTTCTTTCGTCTGTACTGTTCGCAGATGGTCGAGTTAGGATATTCCCTACAAGCAACGATGGCGGCGGGTGGGTTTACTTCAACAACAGTCGCTTTTACCGCTCGAACTATCCGGCGCTTGACCATTTTGAAATCTGGGATTCTGGATACTGGGCTAACTACAACGGCATTGTTTCGATGGAGGTCGGATTGTTCAACGTAGCGTCATTGAAGATTTAGGAGGCGATAACATGTGTGAATTAATACGCTGCCCATATGAAGAAGATTACCACATGCAATGTGAATGGTGTCCATATAATGTGGAATGGGAAAGTTCAGATTTTGACGATTAAAAGAAAGAGGTAATTTGAAATGAAACTGAAAGACTTAGTAATAGTACTTGCCGGGTATGATGCCCTCATGATTAGCCTCGAAACGGAAATCGGATACGCTGAACGCTTTTATACAAGGGCTTGTGAGATTCCCACGAGTGCTCTTGAATGTGAAGTCACGCGCGTAAAGAAGCGCGGCAACGTGTTCGAGATTGATGTTAGTAAACACGCGTAAGCGTCTTTATAGTCCGAATATACACAAGTTGTCCATTCATACAAACGCGACAACCTAAGCTATGGAGGTAACTATGGTAAAACTCACTGAAATCTTTATTCGTAAGGGAACAGCCGCCCGCCCGGGCAAGGCAATGTCCCCGAAATTTATCACAATTCACAACACAGCCAACACGGGCAAAGGAGCGGGCGCGCGTAGTCACGCCAGCTATATGACGGTGAACGGTGGACAGAATAAGACCGTTTCATATCATTACGTTGTGGACGATTCCGAAATTATCCGGCTGATTCCTGATACCGAAATTGCATGGCATGCCGGAGACGGCGCAAAAGGCGTCGGTAACTTGCAGAGCATTGCAATTGAAATTTGCGAGAACCCCGAAAGCGATTTGCGCAAGGCCACGGATAATGCAGCAGAGCTTACCGCCCGGCTCATGTCTGATTGGAAAATTCCCCTTGCAAACGTTGTACAGCATAACCGCTGGAGCGGCAAGAACTGCCCGCGCCGTATCCGCAAGGGCGAACCGTACAGCTGGGAGCAGTTCAAGAAAGTTGTACAGATGTTCTATGACGAGGGTACGAAGCCGCAGGGCGGCAATGACACGATTGCACCGGACGGAGAGTTGTTCACTGTTCAGACTGGTGCTTTCAAGAGCAAGCAGAATGCTGAAAAGTACGCTGCTGACTTGAACGCTAAGGGCGTCTTTCCC